GCGGGTGGTGGCGTGTAGTCATACGTGTCAAGCGTTGCTGAGAGTCCAGCGTCAGTGACATTGTCCCGGTATTGCAACTGGTTGATCGGTATCTCTGCAACCAGCAGGAAATCCGCCGTAGTATCGCTGGTGGCTGAGCGGTACAGGCGACGGTAAGCAATGTTGCTGTTCTGTGTGGCCGGAGACTCGAAGGAGAGATCGACGGCGCTGCCAGGATAACGAATGGTTACCTCAGCAGAAGCAGGCGACGGCGCACCCTCTTCACCAAACCGCGTGACATAAGTCTGAGTGTAGAACCGGGTTTCGTCATCATTGGCATCGTCATCGCCAGGGTTGTCAGGCGGCACTACGGCAACAATAACAGGCGCGCTGACCGGCGTAGGGACTCCCAGCCGGTAAAAAGTAGCAGGGTATGGGCCGTCACCAGCAGTGGCAACGTCAGCGCTGGTGACCTTCGGGTAATTGTCTCCCGTGTAGTAAACGCGTCCATAGGCATCGTTTGCTACCGGGCTTCTGATCACATCAACATCATTCAGCCAGGTAAACCAGAAGCCAGCCTTGTACAGAAAGATGGTGGTAGGGCTGTACTTAAAAGTCACAGCCTCATCTTTCTCAATTTTCATGGGGCTGATAACCCCGTTTCTGAAGTGGCAGTTTACCGCTGCAACTGCCTGGCTCTCAGCAAGAAGCTTCGGGTTTGCCCTGGGGGTTTCCCCCCTCATGGTTGTAATGTCAATGACCGCCATATATCACCTGTAAACCGGAGCCCATGCCCAGTTAATAGCTGCTGATGAATTAACTTTTAGCGTTTCCTGCGGGTAAAGGATTATTGCAGACCCACTTGAGTAGCCCACTGCGTAGCCATTTCTTTCAATACTATCGATAGATGAACCGAAAACTGAAACGCTGACAGCAATATTATTGTTGTTACGATACAGTGTACCCGAAACTGGAGTGGCGGAGGGGGGAACTACTGCTGGTTTGTAGCCAGAAATCCCTGACATATCTGCGCCAGTGCCAGCACCGACAACGGGATTTGTTACATTATAGGAAGCCGTGCAACCTGTAGCTTTGACTCTGGCGCAGTCTCCTGACAGGGCGACACCCTGCGCACTGCCTGATAAGTTAACACCATTTAGCTGAGTGCCCTTGGCGCCATTGATGTTAATACAAGTCCCACCCGTTCCATAATACCCAGTAATATGCATGTTGTTTACTGAGCATTCTAACGAGTCAGGGCCAAAGTAAACGGCCTGTGTCGTAACACCGACATCAGAAGATGTAAGCATGCCACCGTTGAACAAGTTATGCTGCCCTGCGTTATGAACGATGCTGTTAGTTGAGCACTGATCAAAGTCAAGCTCTGATTGGATGTTGCAGATAGGAGACTTATCAATTCCTGAGCCTTTCTGATACCTGATCCCAACGCCAGTACCAACAATAATTCCGTGGAACAGATTCCCCTGGCAGTCATTCTCTACAACAACACCTACCCCCTGATAAGTATTATCGTTGATAGAAAGCGCGGTGAACTTTACGCCTACAGCCCGGCGCATGTAAATCGCAGGTACAACAGATCCGCCATCAACGCGATAATTATAAATTGAAGTAAACACGGCACCATACATCGTATCAACGCTACTCCACAGGCGAAGCTGTCCAGCGGGATTTCCTGATGAGCCAGATGAGATGATGTTAGATAATGAATGGTTACCGCCACGGTCAAACTCGACGTTTACCGCACACCCGTAAAATGCACACCGATTGAGGTGAATTCTATTACCGCCAACGCTTTTAACTCCGAACACGCCAGCCACAGTGCCGCAATCAATGGCTATGTTCTCAATGCCTACAGCCATGTTGTGAGAGTTGCTGTTATTTACGTCAGCAAAAATAACCGTGTTGGCTGCCGAAGGGATCAGTGTAACAGCGCCGAGTGACTCTGCGAAAAATGAAACGTTAGGAGCCATTGAAATGCTGCCGACAAGGTAGCGACCTCGCGGGAAAAATACGGTGCCACCTCCAGCTGCTGAAAGCGAGTTAACCAGACCTTGTATTGCCTGAGTATCATCAATTAAACCATCACCCTTTGCGCCAGCACTTTTCACACTACCCCGGTCTGCCAGGGCTGCTAAAACAGTCCTAGGAACAGAGCCCTGGAGTGGGTCAGTGTACCCAACTTTAGATGCCCCAGTCTGTGATGCCAGTTGGACCAAAACGTCGTTTGTTAGAACCTTCCAGTTAGCTAACGCGCTGGCAGGAGCTGACATAAGGATGTATGAGCCATTTTGTGCGGGAGAGTTGGTGTTATTTATAATGGCAACATCACCAGGATCTGCTGCAAGTTCGAGCATCTCTGCCTGACTGGATACTGGGAAAACTTCAGTTATTGCTGCGGCCGGGATGTTAGAAAGTGGAACCTTTCCGTTTGAATCAAGAGTAGCGATCTTATTAAGTGGCGTGACAGTACTCTGTCCGTTCGCGTCAAAAGATGCTACTGAGTTTGCCCTTGCTCCAGCGGCTGGTAGTGAATTGATTGTTTCGCTTTGAGGAACCCGCAAATTTCTAATGTTCACCGTCTCAGCAGAACCTGCAGCATCCTCGGCACGCTGTGCAGCTGCATCCGCTGCTGCCCTGTCTGATGCTGTCTGGGTCGCATCTGATTGCGTCTGCTGGGCATTCTGTTGCGTCTCGGTCACTGCATCGTCGAGGTTCTGAAATTTATTGGCGATGACCTGAGTGTCGGCAAGTGCCTGCTGCGCGGTCTGGCTGCTCTGCTGGGATGACTGCGCGGAGGCCTGAGCCTGATCTGCATATTCACGCGCCTCGTCAACCTGATCGCCAATGCCATTAGCGGCGGCTTCTGCACGATCAGCGTCATCCTTAACTGTTGCCTGAACCTGCTGGAAATATTCAGCATAATTTAGTGGCAACTCAGAAAGCATCTCAGCCTGCTTCAGAAGTTGTGGAAGAGTGCCTGGCGGTGTGGTGCTGGTGATAGTGATCGCGCCCTGATATACGGCCCTGCCATCAAGGATTACGCTGACGGCATAGTTGGCTGGTTCGAGAATGAAGTTGTATTCACCCTGTGCGCTGGTGGTTACCTTGACCGTGGCGCCGGGCAGAACAGCAAAGGTGTTGGTGATGGCCCGAATATCAATGTCCGTATTGCCCAGAGGGCGCTCGAATGGATCGCGCAGTACGCCTGCAACCTGAGTACTCATTTCTGGGTGTCTCCGTTATATTGTTGTTGTTTGCGCTTACCCTGATCGACATCGGCCTGGGTTTTGATTCCCATCTGGTCGTTGAAAATCTGAAGGTGCTGCGCAGCGATCTGAAGGTTTGCCCCACCTTCGGAGTCCTGACTGAAAGCGCGGAAGAGGATCCATGCCATGATGGTGTTCACGTAGAGCTCATCAACCGGAATGACGTTGTCCATGTCGTTCAGCGTGGCAACCGGAGGTATGCGTGAAACCTTTGCTTCTACGGTTAAAGCGGAGACAGGTGCCGGGCAGAGCCAGAATACTTTCGGCGTCTGTTCATCATAGCAGTACCTCTGTGGCGTTCCGGTACGAAGGTGCCAGTCAGGGTCATAGCTATCCAGCACTTCTTTTGGTACGGGTGTAATGGCTCGCCCTGCTGCAACACGCGTGATGTCAATCAGCCGGACAGCACCATCAGGAAGAGTCTGCTCAGAACGCGCAACGCATTCAATGTTCTCCACGCTGGCGCCCACATCGGCCCGCACGGTTATCATGGCGCGCAGAGAGTCGTTGTAGTAATCGATAAGCACGCTGTCTTCAAACCGAAGCTTTAATGTGTCGTTCAGCTGCAGGTTACACCGGCCGATAATCTGTCGGATTGTTGTCATCAGAAGAACTCGTGCCGGCGCACCGGGTTATGGAAACCTGTGTGCGGTGAATTATCCAGAGCCTCACGATATGCATCGCGAAAGCCATCAGTGAATCGGGCTTTGAAGTAGGCAGAGCGCTGCTCATCAGTCCACGGCTTGCCTGGCATCATGAAAAGCCACTCCAGTGCGCCACGCGCAATCGTGGTCCTGTACTGGTCGAAAAGAATATCAGGTACTTCGGTGGCACCCTCAATCGGACGCATAGCCAGAAGCACTTTAATTTTTGTGTAGTTTTTGCGGAAGGTGAGGACATTTCCACTGACCACGTCATACTCCACACCAGAAATTAAATCCGGATAGCAGTGATGATTGCGGGACCAGTCAGGCTCTTCGTAGGAATAATCCCAGACACTAAGGCGCTTGAATGGCTGTAGCTGGGTAAGTGGATCGGTGAGGTTGTATTGCTGGCCGGCGGTGACGCCCTCCAGAATAACCTCCTGGCGGATGATCGTCGATTCACGGCAGAATGTGATAGCGGCCTCAAGGGCCGCATCAGTCATCATGAAATCGAGGGGGCCGCTAATCTGCTGCCGTATAGCAGGCAGGAAAGCCTCGAGCATTGTCATAGCCCCTCCTGATTATTTTTCAGATTTCTCTTCGGCAGATTCGCCTTTGGTCTGATCAACCTGAGCAGCTTCCACTTCAGCGTCCGGGTATTTAGCCAGGATTGCTGCCTTAACTGCATCGGCATACAGATCTTTCTTCTCGCCGTTGTGCGAGACTTCCAGACCCAGACTTTCCACCAGCGTTTTCAGCTTAGGCACGGTCATTTTGTTCAGGTCATACAACTTACCTTCAACGTTGACGGTGCGCAGGTTTGCCTTAGCGGCTTTCTCTGCGGCCAGGCGCTGCTCTTCTTCACGCTCAGCGCGCTGCTTATCCGCTTCTTTCTGCTGCTTCTCAGCATCCTTCAGATCTTCGCCTTTGACGAAAACACCTTTGAATTTCAGCAAGCGGTAAGCCAGCTCTGAATCAACGTCAATCTTTTCGTATTGCGGGAACACGTGTTCAACGCGCGTCGCCGGATCGCGGAAGGTTTTTTCTTTCTTCGGGCCAACATAGGCCACAGTGATTTTCTCAGCCATTTCCTTTCTCCTGGAATAGCCCGGCGAACCGGGCTGCTGGATTAAACGCCTTCAGCCACGAAGTAGACATACACAACCAGTTTACCGGTCGGTGCGCCACCAGAGACAGTAATGCTGACGATCTCTTTATCAACCAGCGTGCTGTATGGCTCGATAGGGATGTCGGCGTTACCGGCTGTAGACAGAGCCTGTGAGTTGACCAGAACCTTTGCGCCAGACTTAATCTGACCGACAACGCCAGTGCCCAGCGCAGCATTAACGACGGCAACGCGGTTGATGCGCATGCCAGCAGAAAGCTCGAACAGGTTAATCACATCGCCTGCAGCGGCAACAGTTTCGGTGCCGAACTGCACGATAGCTTCAGCGATGGACAGGTTGCCCGCTTCGCCCTGGTATTTGTTGTCGCTCATGTTAGCGGCATTCAGAGTAGCCATTTTATTTCTCCTGAAATGGATTTAAACAGGCGGGCATGACCCGCCGGTTATTAGTTGGCAGAGCTGAGGCCGCCGGTAGATACAGCTGAGTCCAGAACCATCACGCCGTAGTCGTTCACGCGGCCAGCCTGGTTGCCGAAGCGTACCTTGCTGATACCCTGAATCCAGCGCACTGAGGTTTCAGAGCTGTTTTCGTGGTCGGTCTTCTCTTCGTGGTAACCGAAGAACTGACCAGCGCCGGTGTTGCCGTACGCAGAGGCCAGCGCCTGAGCACCGACCAGAATTGCACGGTCGATGGTTGTGGCAGCGGTAACCTGCGCAGTGGTGGCAGCATCAGTGTTGGTGGAAACGGTAACGGTAGAGCCCTGGTTGAAGCGGATAGGCATGCCCGGATAGGTGGTAACCAGAATGCCGTTCCAGAAGGCTTTCTTCAGGCCGCCGAATGCCGGGTGATTCAGACCCTGCGAACGGGTTACTGCTTCAGCCGTCAGCTGCTGCCACTCTTTGCCGCTGGTGGACTGCCAGAAGTCGTGCCACTGACGCGGAGTGATGAACAGGATGTGGAACGGATCCATGTTCACAACGCCTTCGCCGCTGTAGCGGATTGGCATGATAGGGTTTGACATCTCAGAGAGACGCAGCGCCATATCATCAACCGACTGCAGAGTGAACGTGTCAGATGCATCGATGGTCTCAACGCTGGTCGCATCACCTGCAAAGAAGTGGCGATCATACGTTGGCGGGCGAACCGGGTTAACCATGATGTCAGCGAACTCGCTGTGGCTTGCAAGTGGCACGATGGTGTCAGGCGCCATGAAGTCACCGCGCGCACCCGCCAGATGGATGGTAGAGATCTGGTCCTGCAGGCGGTTGACGTAGGTGCCCAGCAATGCTTTCGCAGTTCGCAAG